AGCCTCCCGCGTTACCACATTCGGAATAGCGCACCCGTTTTTCAAAACGTAACTCACCTGAAAGTCAAAGGCGAAGTATTCAAACGGCAGCATCAAATATTGCGTTTCCGCTTCGTCATACGTGTACTTTGAAAACAGTTCAGGGCTTCGCGGCGCTTCTCTGTCAGGCGTAACCCGAATGAAAGACACCGGCGGAACGTCATCATGCTTACCCTGCAACGCCGAAACACACGCGGCCATCATTGCGCCTACATCGGGAGGGGAAAGTTTGGCAGTGTTCAACCACACGATCAAGCGAAGCCGTGCGGAATACTGGAAGCCCCGACCGCCGGACATTTCATCTGCCTTTTGGTTTTCCAGCACTTCAAAATATGAAATGCCTGTTTCGGTTGTTGCGGGGGTTAGCCACACGTAGCCGTTTTTCTTTTCAGGGTTCGGGAATGCTGGCAGGGTTTTAATTTTCCCATCAACGTTGAGTTTTTGCGCACGGGCAACACCGGCAACGGTTGAGAGAAATTCCTGGCATTCGAGTTTTTGGGCGAGGGTGTTTGCTACTGTGTCGATCATGGCGTTTTACCTTCTTTGGTTGCAAGTATAATCATGCGCACAAGGGTGATTATTGACACAATGATGCCAATTGAAAATAAAAGTGCTTTGATTAGGTCGATCATGCTTTCGGTTTATTTTTAGCCTGCACCTCTTCCAGTACCGCGAAGAACTCGAAAATGTCCAGTTTGTTAAGTTCGGTATAATTCAACCCCGGAGATATAACAGCCATTTTGAGTTTAACCCATGCGCTTTCTATGTCCTGAATCATGTTCACGGTGTATTTGAGCGGCGGCGCTTCTACCTGGCCGATCCTTCGCCGTCCGGGTCGTTCCTGATCTGCGTGGAAGTACTGAGGAAATCTATGCCCAAGTCTTTGAAATAGCGACGAACAAAAAGCCTCGCACAATTCAAAAAAAAAGCATCGTCTACGCTTGACCAGTCGGCAACCTTTTCCTGCGCTTCCGCTTCGCTCCACGTTTCCCGGTTCTCACTTGGTGAACAGACGAACAAAGTACACAGTTTGAATATAGGGTGCATCTGTCCACTAAGGATACGGGAAACCCCATTTTGCAGGTTGTGTAGTTTAACCGAAACGTCCGCAAACTTCGATTTGTTTTGCAGTTCGTACGCCTCTAAAATCTCACTTTTGAACCCAGATACGGAAAGGCCGTGTTGAATTTCGATCATGCAAATTTCCAGCATGGGAAACCGGCCCGTTCCGACGGTCGGGTAAATTATGTACTCTTTTCCGCTCGCAGTCTTGAAACTATTGGCGTTTAAATCTGGCAAAATCAAATCCATACGAAAGTTTTTGGCTTATTCTTTGTTGTGAGAGCAAATATAATGCTATTTTTGTTGGAATTATGGGGGGAGTAGGGTTTAAGTTATCGGCACCGCAGGAATACGTCCTAACCTCGACAAAGGAGATAAACCTATTTTTGGCAGGCGTGGGCAGCGGGAAGACCCATTTAGGCGGTCTGATTTCAGGTAGTTACATCCAAAAATTCCCGCACATTCGCGGGTTTATCGGAGCAAATACCTATAATCAGTTGAATACCTCAACCATGCTACGCATACGGGAGGTTTGGAAAGAGTTGTTTAACTGGGAAGCAGATCGGGATTATGTGGTAGGCAAACAACCCCCAAAAGGCTTCTCAATGGAGGGGCACAACTTCGACCGATACGACGGCATTGTATCATTCAAAAACGGGGCGATTGTTTTTATTGGCTCCCTGGACAACGCGAAAGCCCACGACGGGAAAGAGTTTGGCTGGGCGATACTTGACGAAACAAAGGACACGAGAGAGCAGGACGTTAAAGAGGTGATCTTAACCCGGATGCGCCAAACGGGGATGGATTTTCAAGGCAAGGGGTTTAACCCGCTTTACATTCTCACCTCTCCTGCAAAAGTGCAATGGCTAAACGAGTGGTTTGAGTTGGATGAATACCGGGCGGAAATTGAAGGAAGTATTTATTCAGAGAACACATTTTTTGCAAAAGAGCAGAAAAACAAGTGCATAGCAATTTCCAGCACGTACCACAATCAGATCAATCTGCCGGAAGGGTACATCGACCGGATAAAGGACAACAACCCCGACGAACGGGCAAAAGCGTTGATTTACGCCAACCCGTTCACGAAAACCGGGGGAGAGTTTTACAGTTCATTCAGCGCAGCCAGGCACGTCGGCAGGGTGGAATACAAACCGGAACTGCCAATACATATTTCGTTCGACCAAAACGTTGTGCCGTATATTACGGCAACTTTGTGGCAGGTTGAACAATCAGAAAAGGGATGGGATTTGCGGAACTTTGACGAATTTTGCCTACCGAATCCAAATAATACGAGCGAGAGGCTTTGTGAGGCGATAATAGCGAAATACGGGGACAGGTGCAAGAGTATGTTTTTCTACGGGGATGCAAGCGGTCACAGCAGGTCAACGAAAAGCGAGGAAACGGACTATCAGATTGTCGAGAGGATGTTGAGAAAATGGTTGCACCACGGAAGCGACCGAACCGAAAGAAAGAACCCGCCGGTTATAAAGCGCCGGGATTTTATCAACAATATTTTTGAAGGGAAAACGAGGTGGAGGATATTGATTGATGAGACTTGCAAAAAGATGGTGGTTGACATGACCTACATAAAGCAAGACCCCAACGGAAAGAAATGGAAAGAAAAGGTGAAGGATGAAATAAGCGGGCAGACATACGAGAAGTACGGACACGCCAGCGATTCACTGGATTACATGATTTGTGAGGTTGCCGCGTCCGATTTTGAAAGGTTTTGCGAGGGATAAAAAGCAGTAAAATGAAACGAATGAGCAGAATATCCGAAGTTCAGCGGGCGGAATACGGGGATGTTGAGTTTGTGAGAATATCCGCCAAAAGGGTACTCGCTACCCCAAAAGGTATTAAGATGATTGAGGAAAAGTTGGGGCGGCCATACAACCCGGAAGACCCGGAAGTGCAGCGCATATTTAGAGAGGTGCAGGAGTTGATTTAAGTTTTGCGAGGGATAAAACAAACAAACACATTGAACAAAGAACAGGCACTACAACGACTGATTCAGGTCGTATCCAAAGGCGCAAAGCACCCCTGGTACGAAAGAACAACTGAATTAGCCGATCTTTACCGCAAACTCGTTACGGGTGACGGTCTGGATAAACTACTCCGGCAGTTTGTTCAACGTGAATCAGCCGACGCATTCAAAGAGCGGGTAAAACTCACTCAGCACGTAGTGACTACGGTCACAAAGAACATTATGGATGTGTTCTACAAAGTGCCACGATCCAACTACCAAAGAATTTTAGAGCATTTAGGGGATAACTCCGAACGGATGACCGCCGAACTGGAAGGGGTCATGTCTACGTTTTGGGGTGTTCGTAATTTGGATGAATACGTGCAAACCCGTTGGCTGGAAATGAACGCGACCGACCCGAACGGGTTTGTTGTTGTGGAGTTTAAGCCGTTCGATAACCAAAGAGAACGGGCGAAGCCGTACCCTTACGAGGTGACAAGCCACGAAGCGGTAGATTACAAGTACGAAAACAATGTACTGCAATACCTGACCGTCAAAACCTCGTTTTCTCTTCCGATCAATCAAAAGAAAGACAAGGTGGGCGATAATTACGCGCTCTACCTTCAGAACGAAACCCTGAATTTGCAGGAAATCGACCCGGCAACCGTGACGACCTCGTTGATTGAAAATCAATTCGTTCCTACCGAAAACGGCCAATATCTTCTTTCCAATAAAAGGGTTTACTTTCTCACTGAATCTATTCCGCACAACGCCGGAAGGGTACCCGCCAAACCCGTTGGTTATTTGCGGGATGCGTGGACAAACGGACAAACATTTGTCTCGCCTTACGATAGCGCAGTACCACTTCTTTTGAAGTCGGTAAAGGTTAACAGTGAGTTGGATATTACGATGTCTCAACAGGTTTTCCCTCACAGGTTACAGTACATGCCGGTTTGCAAGGCTGACGGGTGTCACAAGGGGCGGCTTGCGGAAGGCGGAATATGCGGCTCTTGCAAGGGCACGGGGCACGATTCCATCACGTCGGCGATGGACATTATCTATTTCACCATGCCACGCGATGCTGCCGACATTATCGACCTGGAAAAGATTTTGGTTTTCAAAGGCCCGCCAATCGAAGTAGTGCAATTCCAAAAAGACTACGTTACCGATCTGACAGCCGGATGCAAGGCCGTTGTTTTCAATTCGGAATCGTTCAGCAAAATGCAGATTTCCGGCACGGCTACTGGTGAACTGTTAGACCGGGACAACGTACAAGATACCCTGTATTCATGCGCCAAAGGATTTTCTGACACATGGGGCTTTTACGTGTGGATGACAGCAGATTTTGCCGATCTTTCAAAAGGCCTGAATGCGAAGTTGGTTTTCTCCAAAGACTTCCAACTGAAAAATATGTCGGAACTGATTTCCGATTTAGAAGCCGCCAAACGTTCAGAAGTAGGCCCAGCGGTTATCCAGCACATCAGCAACGACATCGCCCGTTTGATGTATTCAGAAGACCCGCAGCAGTATAACGAGTGGTGGGTGAAAGAATCGTTCAACCCGTTTTCAGGAATGAGCGCCGATATGATTGCCCTGGCCCTTTCCGATCCGGCGGTTCCGCAGAAATACAAAACCCGCTACCTGATGCTGGGGGTGATTTTCTCCGAACTGGAAAACGAGTTTGAGAACTTCTACAAACTGGCAACGAGCGAAAAGGCGCGGCTGATTGACGAAAAGGTTATGTCGTACATGAATGAAACCAAGCCGGTAGCCCCGGCGATTACTTTGCCGATAAATACACCTGCAAATGCAAATTAAAAGATTCGTACAAAAGCCGCCAATAATTCACGTTGTGCAGTATGATATTGCCAATGGGCGAGATATTCAGAATTGGACAAACGGAAGATTTGTTGAGTGCGAAGTGTTGGAGCCGACAGAAAACAATCCGAGCGGCGCGTTTTTGTACCACAAAAGAGGCAATGTAAGGGCACTGCCCGGAGACTGGATTTACAAGTCCGGTGACTTTTCCGATGTTGTGGGCGAAGACTGGTTGCTTAATAATCACTATCTTTTGCAGGAATGACAATTGAGGAAATCCTAAAATACATCCAATCGTGGTCAGTCCGATTTGAGAACCGGCTTACCGAATTGGTTGATTCGCTGGACACTCGCCTACAGGGTGCGCAAAGGGAACTTGTAAAACGGTTTTTGGAAGCGCTTAATGATATGTTTGAAACGGAAGGAAAGAACCTGAAAAAGTCTACCCGGAACATTCAGGCTTTGGGAAAATTTAACCGCCTGTTTGATAAGTGGGAGCGTGAAATGATTGGCGGCGAATTGGCCCTATTTACGACGGAACTTTTGGAGGTTGGAGGTTTAACAATTGGTTATTACGAGGCGACAGATACACACGCCAAAGCGGCAGCAATTCAAAAGTCGCTGGACTTACTCAGGGCGGTGATCGGGATTAACAAAGACGGGGTTTTGATTGAAGGCGGCTACCTGTCCAATTTGGGAAATACGCAGGTGGTCAGAGATGAATTAAGGCAGTACGTTGTTCAATCCATCGCGACAAAAAAGAGCCTTTCGGATTTTCAAAAGGGCTTCAAAAGTTTGGTGGAGGGAAACCCGGATACGGACGGGGCGCTGCAAAGGTATTGGAGACAATACAGTTATGACGCGTACAACCAAGCCCACGAGGTCGTAAATTCCAGCATGGCCGATGAATTGAAACTAAAATACTTCATTTATCAGGGTTCTGTAATTCCAACAACACGCCAATTTTGCAGGAAGAAAGCGGGAAAGGTTTTCAGCACGGCAGAGGCGGCAAAGTGGAAAAACGATCCCGATTTGATAGACAAGAAAACGGCGGCAAGTTATAACCCTCTTTTGGAGAGAGGGAGGTGGAATTGCAGGCACTTTTTGAATTATATTTCGGATGAATTGGCCGTTCAATTGCGGCCTGACTTAAAATGAGCGACGACGTACAAAACCTGAACGAGACAGCCCGCCAAACGGCCCTAAAAGGCATCCTGAAAGAGTTGTCAATACTTCCGCACCGGGATAAATTCATTGTTTTGGAGCAAGCGGAAATGCGCATTGCAGCGGATGTGGTTCAGATTGCCAACACGAAGAACAACGAAAAGAAATGAGCGACACCATAACAGTAACCGACAACCACGCCGAATTAGATTGGACCTTCAAGCGGGGTGATACCTTTTTGGAAGAGTTCGCTATTGAGGAAGAAAACGTGGATACGGGAGAATTGGAACCTGTTGATCTTGACGGCTCTACCTTTTCCGCTCCTATTGTGGACAATCGCGGCACGGTACTGGCAACGCTCACGTTAGGCTCTGGAATTACCGTTTTCGGAGACGACAATAATAAACTAAGACTTCACGTAGTTGCCGCAACGACCGCCGGATGGACTGCCAGTTGCCCCGTTACGCTTACTTTGGTTTGGACGCGCCCGACGACACCCGTAATTGTGAAAACTATAATTGTGGCTAAGTTATGAGTTGCGAACAAGTTTTGAGGATGTCGAAACCCCAATTGATTTTGCGGTTTCCGAAGTGCTTTTCCAGCACACCGGCGGATTTCAAAGCCTATTTTGATTCGCTTCCAGCCTGCTTGGATGATACCGATGCGCGGGATAACTTCAATCTTGACACACACGATTTATATTGGTTTGCCGAATTAACGGACACCGGAATTTATGACGTACTAAAAAGGGTTTCGCCACTCACATGAAAAAA